GTAGTCGAGGCGGATGTCTGGAACTGCCTGCATATCGGGAAAGAAAAAGCAGTCAGCCGCTCTTATATCGTTTCCTGTACCGGATATGAGGATCGTATCGTCCGGGAAGCAATCGAGAGACTGCGGAGGGAAAAAGCCATTCTGTCACGTACAGATGGCAAGGGCTATTATATCGCTTCCGAGGACGAAGAGGGGAGCCGTGCGGCGATTGAATGGGTGACAGGGCAGAATCGGCGGGCGGAGTCCATTAGAGCCTCCTGCCGGGGCGCTCAGAAGCTCATAAGCAGAATACAACAGATGGAGATGGACACATGAAGTACAGTTTCACGATCCCCGGGAGGATGAGAGGGCTCAACGAATACATAGATTCTTGCCGGAGAAACGCAAAAGGCGGAGGCAGGATGAAACGGAAGGAACAGGATTGGGTCGTGTTTTGCATCCGCAACAAGCTCCGCGGGGTCCATATCAAGCAACCTGTCATCATCCATTATCATTGGTACGAGCCTAACCGGCGGCGCGATCTTGATAACATCGCCGGTTTCGGGCATAAAGTGATCCAGGACGCGCTGGTGGAGTGCGGAGTGCTTGCCAATGACGGATGGAAAGAGGTATGTGGGTTCACGGACACCTTCTCCATCGCTCAGAAAGAGCCTTACATCACAGTAGAGCTTGAGGAGGTGAGCCGATGACAAGAGACAGTATGGTTTTCTATCGCAGCTTCTTTGAGGCGGTGGAAGATCTGCCGCCGGAAGACTTCAAGCAGGCGGTAACGGCGATCATGCGGTATGGGCTGGATGGAACAGCCGATGATGTCAAGGGCGTTGCAAAGTCGATTCTCATCATGGCAAGACCGCAGATCGACAAAAACAACAAGCGTTACGAGAACGGGACGAGGGGAGGCAGGAAACCAAACGATAACCAAACGATAACCAAAGCGGAACCAAAATGCATTAGTCCAAAACCTAATGTAAATGTAAATGATAATGTAAATGATATAAAAGAAAACACTCTAAAGAGTGTTAAAGAAAAGCGCTTCGCGCCACCCACCCCGGAGAATGTGAGGGAATATTGCCGGGAAAAGGGCTTGAACGTGGACGCTGATCGTTTTGTTGATTTCTACGAGTCAAAAAACTGGTACGTTGGGAAAAACAAGATGAAAGACTGGAAGGCAGCAGTGAGAAACTGGGCAAGAAGCCAGCGGCAGGAATCGACCGCCAAAGGCACTGAGAAGCCCAGGAACCGCTTTGATAACTTCCGGCAAAGAGAGTATGACTATGACGCCTTGATCGCCCGGGAAATGGTAAGCAGGAGCGGCACATAGGCGGAAAGGAGCGTTATGCGAGCGAGGAACAGAGGATATAACGAGTATGGGATCCCGCCGGATGATGTCAGGCGCGTCCGGGATTACTGCCGGAAGATGGGACGAGAGGACCGGTTGAGACTCTTCCAGTGCGCAATTTCTAACGCTCCGGGGCTCGAACTGCTGATTTACGAGAGCCTGACGGAGGGTGTTGGATATGACCGACTGGATCGTAAGCGCGGGGTCCCGGCAAAATCGGATGATTTCTACGCATACCAGAGAAAAACCGTGGCAGAGTTCTACGACTGGCTGCGGCTGACAGGGAGGTGGAACGAATGAGAGCAAAGCTCTATGATGTACTGGACACAAAAACCGGCGTGATGATCGGAGAAGGGCTTCGGTGCCGGGAAGTCAGTAATCTGATTGATGTTGATCTGGACCATATTTCACAGTATGCCGGACGTGGGCAGCGTTGCAAGAGGAGATATATCATCATGCCGTGCGGCGAGGTAACGGCAGAGCATCCGCGCAAGGAGTTACTGGCAAAAGAATGGGACAAGGTCAGAATGCGGATTCTGGCAGTCAAAAGAAAAGAGGTGGGCAAATGCTTGCGTACGGAGTGAAGGACCTCACGACCGGAGAAGATATCTGCCACAAGGCAACACGGCAGCAGGTCGCGGATCTGATCGGCGCACCTGTCGGACGAGTTCCGAGCATGGCGAAAGCCGGGAGATTGCACGATGGCAGATACTTGATCCATGTCGAGGGCGAGCTTGAGGATCTCGTGGATGAGGAGTTCCGCGAGAGATGGGACGAAGTGAGGAAGTCCGTGATGAACGGGCTCCGGAAAGAACAGAGGAGAAGAAATGCAGTTGGGAACAAATGAAACAAAGTTGCAGAGGTACACACAGTCACAGATTTTTATGTCACGTGTTGCCGCTGCAAAGAAAAAAGTTAAGCGCGGAGATAGGCTGACGGTGTGGACGCTCAAAGGAGGATCAAAAGAAGCTTGCAACAACAGAACGGAAGTCCACAGAAAAGCAAAAGTGATTGCAGTCTATCCACATTTTGTTCACGCAAGACTGGTGAACCCGCATCCTGGGCGGACTGGATGCGAAGAGAGCTTCCGTTGGGATGATATCGTGAAATGGAATAAGTATTTATGGGAGGGCGCGCAGAATGGACGATGAGATGGCAACCACAGCAGATTTGCGGGATCTAAGAAGGCTCATTCACGAGGCCACAGGATACCGGCTTTTGACAAGAAGCGAAGTCCATCAGATTACCATAATTTTGGAGCACGCAGTAGATCGTGAGCTTGCAAAAGCGGTGATAGAACAGGATGGTGGTAAGGAATGAATATTATGTTTGATGAGAACGGAGTCGCAGACGTATATGACGATACCTATGACATCGTGATCCACTGCGAGAGTGAGGAAGATCAGAAGGACGCAAGGCTGGCGTTAAAAAATGCACGGAGATGGATCCCGGTGACAGAACGACTGCCGGAAGTATCCTACAACAGCGTACTGGGGTGGGATAAGAATTTTAAGCGTTGCTGCATCGCACAGTATGACGGCTATGGTTTTAAAATTAACAGCTGGCAGTACATGGATATTATTGCATGGATGCCATTACCGGAACCGTACAGAAAGGAGCAGGAATGATTAGATTTTTAATTGGGCTTTGGCTCATCGTGATGGCGATAGGCGCAAATATGTCAGTCGAGATTGCTTGTGACGATGAGGACGTAAAAGGCGCGATCACGTTTCTGGTAACTTTAGGGTTAACATCTGCGGCAGCTGAATTTGGATTCTGGATGATTGTGACAAGCATAGGGGGGTGAGATAGGATGAAATTTATTGATTTTTTTGCTGGAATCGGTGGGTTTCGACGTGGAATGGAACTGGCAGGACATAAGTGCGTTGGATTTTGCGAGTTTGATAAATTTGCAGTGGCAAGTTACACGTCGATGCATCTGTTGACAGATAAACAGAGAGAATATTTATCCAATTTCACAGAAAAGCAAAGGCAAAAAGAAATCTTAAAGGAGGAATATAGAAATGGAGAATGGTACGCAGCTGACATTCGAAGAGTGTATGCCGGAGACATACCAAAAGCAGATTGTTGGTGTTTTGGATTCCCATGCCAAGACATCTCGGTTGCAGGAAAGCAACTCGGATTTCAAGGAAACCGTTCGAGCTTGTTTTTCAGAGTTATGTACCTTATCGGACAACTCGAAGAAGAAAATAAACCCACTTACCTTTTCATTGAGAATGTTAAGAATTTGCTTAGTGTTAATGGAGGATGGGATTTCGCCAGATTGCTCATTGAAATGGATAGGGGGGGGTACGATGCGGAATGGCAAGTGCTCAACTCCAGAGATTTTGGAGTGCCGCAGAACAGAGAAAGGTGTTTCATTATCGGACATCTTAGAGGCAGGAGTTCCTCAGAAGTATTTCCTGTCGAAAGAACAAGTGGAGAAAATCGTATTTCGATAATAGCACACAGGGATGGATTTCACAGGAATCTACAAACATTTTCTACTGAAGGAATCTGTGAAACACTTGATACGGGTCAGGGTGGAGGACGTGGAACATACGTTCCAATAAATATCTTGAACAAAGATTACAGGCATGCACATGAAGCAATTCATGATACAGACGGAATTTGCGGAACTCTTATGGCTCGAGATTATAAAGATCCCAAGAGAGTGTGCATACCGGTTCTTACGCCAGACAGAGCAGAAAAACGACAGAATGGCAGAAGATTTAAGGATGACGGAGATCCTATGTTTACACTAACAAGTCAAGACAGACATGGTGTTGCTGTTGAGCCTATTGGAATTGTTAATCCACAAGGAAGAAAAACGAAAGTTGTTGTTCCGAAAGAATTTGTTCCTACGCTCAGAAGTCAGTCACATGGAAACGAGCCAAATGTATGCATAAAAGTCGCAGAAGCATCTAAGCAAGGATATTCAGAGTGCAGAGTTGGTATTGATTCAGTGAATTTATCGGTTCCAGGAAGCAAAACCAGACGTGGGCGCGTCGGAAAAGAAGTTGCAAATACGTTAGACACCAGTTGCAATCAAGGAATATTTGTAAAGGTTTCTGACGAATTGATTGTATATGCAGTTTGGTATGAAAAATATCAATGTTACATATCAATCAGGAAACTTACACCGAAGGAATGCTTTAGACTGCAAGGATGGACAGATGACTATTTTGAAAAAGCGGCTTTTGTTAATTCGGACAGCCAACTATATAAAGAAGCTGGTAATGGAGTAACAGTTAGTGTAATTGCAGAAATGGCTAAGAAAATGATGTGCTAATAGGAGAAGACATGATTTGCAATATCAAGAAAGAATATAGCGATAAGTTCGATGAGCTTCGCAAAGCCCGCGTGCAGACAAGCTTTTACAAATACGGTCCGGCGGCGGAGAACTTCGGACAGCACTATGTGGATGCCCTCGGCACTATGCAGAAGTGCATCCAGAAATACAAGGAGACCGGAAACACCGAGTACCTGTGCGATGCAGCGAACTACTGCATGTTTGAATACATGTACCCGGCGATCGTCGGAGCGCACTTCCGGGCAACTGATAGCGGAGAGAGCGCCGGGATCGTGGGGCTGAGCGTGAAGGAGGCGGAACAGTATGATAAAAATTGAGATGGTAGACGCGATCGGAAAGCCTGCAATGTATGAGCAACTTGCAGAAGAGGCCGGAGAGTTGGCCCATGCCGCCCAGAAGATGGCGCGGATTCTGCGCGGAGAGAATCCTACACCGGTGACGGAAGAGGAAGCAAGGAGAAATCTGGTAGAAGAGTTTACAGACACCATGCAGAGCGCGATTGAACTTAATCTTGGTATTGATGCACAGTTGGCAAAGGAGAAGCGAAAAAGATTCTGGGAGAGATGGGAAGAAAAGGATGATACAAGAATCGCCGAAAGATCCGTTGCAATTAGGAAGAGCAAAGCGATCCGACCACTTTATGAAATCGACCCGGCTGATTTAGTACACCCAGTAAAAGAATGGAGATGCCCGACTTGCGATTCGTTTTACGGTGAGCCACTTATGAAATGGAGCTACTGTCCTTGCTGCGGACAACACATTGATTGGACGGACGAGACAATACTGAAATGGAGAAAAGAGCATGGAAAAAGAACGTTGTGATAACTGCCTATACGAATATGCTTGCGACTGGGGTAAGGCAGGAGAAGAGCTGAGATGCGAGGAATGGAAGCCGGAGGCAAACTCAAGCGAAAATGAATAAATAACAAAAGCGGCGGACCACCCGCCAAGATGATTCCGCCGCTACATAGAAACTGCTTGTTCAAGTCCATTATAGCCGACTTGAGCACAAAAATCAAGGAGGTACTTATGAGTAATATTAAATCCGATATCATCAATAATATCACCGTTACGATGTCCGTATATATTCAGGACAGAGAAGTCCTTGATGTATTGGAGCTTGTGTTGGCTAATGAGCTTATAAAGGTAAATGTCGAGGAGATCACGACTCTTCCGGCAGAAGTTAAAAGTAGCGTAGATCAGCGTAATGCTTATCTGGTGCAGCTCTTTATGATCCAGAAACGCCACCTAAAAAAGCGCACGATTGAGGCATATATGGGATCGGTACGCCGCTTGATACTGGCTACAGGGAAACGTCTGGATCTTATCGACACGTTGGATATTGATTGGTATCTGGCTCAGTACGAGAAGCATAAAGGCTTGAGGACGGAGCAGATCACGAACCGAACTTATAATAATGAGCGCCGAAATCTCTCTGCATTCTTTACGTGGATGCGGAAGTCAAAGATCATACAGGACAACCCTGTAGATAATGTGGACGCGAAAAAGGTTGTTATGGGGAAAATCGACTACTATAGCCGGGAGGAGATCATTGAGCTGCGGGATGCGTGCAAAACGAAACGAGATCGTGCCATTATCGAGGTATTCCGTTCCACGGGTGCGCGTGTAGGTGAGATCGCAGAGATCCGCCTGGATCAAGTGGATATGCATACCGGGGACATCCCGATCATTGGTGAGAAGGGCGGACGTGCCAGAACATTATATCTGGATGCGGAGGCGAGATATTATCTTGCAGCGTATCTTGATGAGAGGAAGGATAACAGCCCGTACCTCTTTACGCAGACCGTAGGTGTAAAGCGAGGAAGAATGGGGACGGCAACGTACCGGACTATCATGAGAAAAATTGGCAAGCGTGCGAAGATCCAGTGCCGTGTGTATCCGCACAAGATGCGTAAGACACTGGGAATGGATCTCAAGCAGCACGGACTTGATATCGGCATTATCCAAGAGATCCTCGGACACGCGTCACCGGCAGTCACCAGTATGTATTACGCTCAGTCCACAACGGAGTCACTGAGAAGCGTACGCCAGAGGTTGAGCGCATAAAATGGAAAATTAAGATTTGGAGGAGGTGGAATAGATGCTAAAGAGAGATAAGAGTGGAGATTGTATCTGCAAAAAGGATACATTGTATGTATGCCCGTATGGAGATAAGCATGGCACATGTTTCGGGTGTCCGCTGGGAGATGCAATAGATAATAGGCAACCAAAAGAGAATTGTAAAGATTTGATGGAGGATGAAATGTCACAAGAAGAAAAGTATAAGTTGGCGCTATTTGCAGTAATTCGTAACAGCGCAGTGATGCCGCAAGGCGTTGAGTTGGGGAAAACTATGCACGAAATAAACACAATGGCTGTTGCGGTGATGGCAAAAATTATGGAGTCGTGTGATTATGAAAATTTAAAAGAATCATATGAATCTGTATCAAATTAAGATTTGGAGGTTGGAATGTATAGCGCAATCAATATTGATACAAAGAAGGCACTGGAAGCCATTCGCGAATCAAGAGAATATCAGATCAACGCATCAGCATTAAGAGTGCAAAAGGAACAGGCATATATGGAAGGCGTAAACAAAGGACTTGATATCGCAGAAGGACTTTTCAGGTGTAGTAATTATGAAAAAGAGAAGGAACCAAGTTACACGGATGGTATCAAAGATGCATTTTTTGAAATCGGAAAGGAGCTGGATATAAAAACTTTGGACATTTTAGAAAGTACATCATCAGTGGATGAAGCCTGTGTACTTCTGTCTGACAGGATAAGAAAGCGACTTTTGGAAGAAAATACAGATGACGCAAACTGAAATTTGCATAAATAATAGGAGGAGAAAATGAGAAAGAAACTTATATTATTTGCAACGGTGTCAATGTTGGCACTTTCAATGGCCGGATGAAGACCGGTAGGAACGGAAACGAGTGCAAGCGGAACGACATCGAAGATCTACAACAGCGACATCTATGAGTTTGTGGATCCAGACACCGGCGTGCACTACTGGATCTATTCGCATAAGGGCGGGTATGCTGGAATGGGCGGGATGACGCCGAGGCTAAACGCGGACGGAAGCGTTATGGCAAACTGATGGAGGGAAAAGCCCCGGAGGATATAATCCTCTAGGGCTTTTGAATCATTTGCAATCAAGCGTTTTATTCCAGCGCTCCCAAACACTCTCATTCCGCGGAGATCCATCGATCCAATCCAGAATCTCGCACACTTCCGCCTTTGACTGGTAGCTGAGGCAGTATGTCGTGCCGGTCTGCGTGTTGATTTCTTGGATTTTCTTAGGCTTGGCGGGGAGAACATCATTAAGGAGAGAGAGCACGTCAAGATTTCCATATATACGCAGCCGCGTGCGCCTATTTTGATATCCCTTTATAATGTGAGAATCCAGAACACCGTGGATCTCGATATAAGCTCTGGCAAAAGCGGAAAAGTTTTTGATGTCGTCAAGCTCCGGAAAGTGAGACAGATTGAAAAGCTTCACCGCCCACTGTTCGGCACCGTCGCGATTAAGATAATAGCTGGATTGGTAGACGTTTGCTTTCCCGTCCCACTCTGCGACTATGTTTGTATACCAAGGGTCGACATTCCGCACCGTTACATAGCTTTTCCCTTCACCGTTTACAAGACATCCGGTGCTGTAGATGATCCCCTTGCAATACTCTTCCAGCTCCGCCGAGTCGTGCGGCTTCTTACGCTTAATAAAATCGCCAGTGATGTCGATCATGATTAAAGGCTTGGAAAGATCGTGATCGGCAGCGTTGTAGTATGCTTTATAAAGCTTTTCGTCATCAGCCAGTGCATACAGAAAGAAACCGTTCTCATCCGTGCACTTATCATTCCCGATGATTTTAACAGACTTGACATCGGCACCGTTCGCCGTGACAACATCGTATGTCGGGAACTGATCAAGATTCCCGTACATGCTCACCAGCTTCTTTCTTATGAGGCTTTCCTCTCGCAGCTTATCCAGTAACAGCGTCTCTACCCACAGCGGCGGGTATGCTTTTCCCCGATCCCATGACTTTATAGTGTCGGCTGGGATGCCGTACTTTTCGGACATCTCCGCCTGCGTCATCCCGGCGGCAAGCCGGGCGGTTTTTATTTTATTTTCTGCTGATCTTGTTGACTTCATAAGCAACTCCTGTTATAATATTGATGTCGGATATACTGGATGCTGTATATCCGGATTGCCAGCAATTCCGGCGATCACGGATCGAAACTAATTTAAGATTTACGTTTCAAGCGAAAAGCTCATGCCACCCATGCATGGGCTTTTTTCTGCTTAAATGTCGTCATATCTGCCATCCCTTTTCCCCTTGTGGTATGCGGTGTTGATCGTCTTCATGAGAAGCGCCAACTGTTTCGCTGTCAGCTGATCCACGAACTCGTCCGGGATCTGGTCCACGATCGCGCGCATCGTCTGTCCGCCATTGAAGCCATGATACAGTTCAACGTACAGTTTTTCTGCTCTGTTCATTTTGATGCTCTCTCTTACTTTCCCGTTTTTGTCTTTCATAAGCCAACTCATATTTTACCTCCTTAGATAATTTCGACTCCAAGTTTCTCAGCAGCTTTATATGCTACTGCCTCAAACTCCTCGCCGTCCGCCTGCTCCCACTCTTCCTCCATTCCTGCAAGTTCACAGAGCTTTTTCAACTGATCCTCATCCCATGTGTCTGACTCTCTCAGCTCCTGTGCGATCTCCTGTGCTTCTTCAATTCTCCAGTCTGCCATAATCTTTACCTCCTATGTTTTCCTTTTCTTTATCTTATGTCTATATTGTAGTGTATACTTCACACTTTGTCAAGAGGTTAAGTGTAAATAATACACTTTTTAAAAAGAAATAGGTCGGTAGGATGATCCTCTCGGGCAGGCTATCATAGCGGCAGAGAATCATCCAGATGTGACACCCTTGTGGACGTACCGGATTTACATTTCGTCCTGCTTGTAACTTTATGCCTCTGAAAATGTGGGGGCGATTTTGCAATAAGAGGGATGATAAAATGATACAAAGGGGGATCATATGCCAAATCTCAGTGCAATCGTAAAGAAACTACAGAGAGCAATCTTGTCAACGGGGCTTGTGATTAAGCTCGGAAGTAGCCAGTTCTATAGCGCAGACCAGGGGCGCATGATAACCATGTGGAGCCTGAGCACGCCCGTGATGGAATACAGCAAGGGCAAGTGGAAGATGAGAGATCTGGAGATACTTAGGACGGCATCACAGGCGGATGTCGTGCTGACCCTCAAGGAGATATGGGAGCAATCACAAGGATGGGAATAGGAGGAGAGACAGAAAAACCGATCATATACGATGCTTTTGACTGCCCAAACTGCGGATGCCAGATCATCGTAAATGAGAGACTGAGAAGATCAGACGATAACTAAAATGGGATGGTGAGTGGATGGTGAAACTTACGCCAATGCGGGAAGCGTTCGCAAAAAATTTCGTAAAAAATGGCGGGAACGCAACCGATGCGGCGAGAAAAGCTGGATATAAGAAGCCAGAGACAGAGGGATGCAGACTGTTAAAAAATGCTGATGTATCAGCGTATATAGCCGAGAAGCAAGCCGAGCTGGACAAACAGAACGGCACGGACATCATGTCTCTGGCGGACATCCAGCGGCGGCGTGCTATGATCGCACGTGGAGAGCTCAAGGATTCATTCGGATTCACTCCGGCGTTCTCTGAGCAGCTCAAGGCGATGTCTGACCTTGAGAAAACGCTCACCATCAAAGAGAAAAGAGAAGAAGAGAAGAAAGCAGAAGAGGAAGCAAGGCGCGCAGGCGAGTATCACATGGATCTGGACATCATCGCGGATGTTTTTCACCCGATGATTCGTGACGTGCGGCGCGGCTTGCATACTGAGTATATTTTGCCCGGCGGACGTGGATCCACGAAGTCCTCCGGGATTTCCTGCATTATTCCGGAGTTGCTGAAAAACAACCCGGACATGCACGCGCTTGTGCTGCGAAAAGTCGGAAACACGATCAAGGATTCCGTATATGCACAGCTTAAGTGGGCAATCTCAAAGTTGGGACTTGACGCAGAATTCCGCTTCAAGTCCTCGCCGTTTGAGATCACATACAAGCCGACCGGACAGAAGATCTATTTCAGAGGTGCGGATGATCCGCTCAAGATTAAGTCCATCAAGCCGGAATTCGGGTATATCGGCATTGTGTGGTTCGAGGAGCTGGATCAGTTTGCCGGACCGGAAGAGGTCCGAAACATCCAGCAGTCCGCAATCCGAGGCGGAAACAAGGCATATAAGTTTAAGAGCTTCAACCCGCCGCGAAGCAAAAACAACTGGGCGAACGAGTACACCACAGAAGCAGAGTTTAAGGATGAGAGTGCCGTTGTTGTTCACAGCACATACAAGGATGTCCCGGCGGACTGGCTGGGCGATCAGTTCATCAATGACGCGGAGCACCTGAAAGAAGTCAATCCAAGCGCCTACGAGAACGAATACATGGGCGTAGCCAACGGCAACGGCGGCAACGTGTTTGAATTCATTGAGGAACGGACCATCACGGACGAAGAGATCAGCCGCATGGATCGTATCTACCAGGGCGTGGACTGGGGATGGTACCCGGACAAATACGCATTCGTACGCCTGTACTACGATGAGGCGCGGGAAACCATCTATTTTCTGGATGAGATGTACGAAAACAAGCGGAGCAACTCATGGACAGCGGATGAGATCAAGCGGCGCGGATACACGGATTATGCGATCACATGCGACAGCGCGGAGAATAAGTCCGTGAATGACTACAGAGACGCCGGACTACCCGCCAGAGGGGCGGAAAAGGGACCGGGAAGCGTTGAATACTCCATGAAGTGGCTACAGGGGAAGAAGCTTGTGATTGATCCGAATCGCACCCCAAACGCGTGCGAAGAGTTTAAAAAATATGAGTATGAGCGAGACAAGGATGGGAATATTATCAGCGGATACCCGGACAAGGACAACCATCTCATAGATGCAACCAGATACGCAACGGAAACCAAGTGGAAGAGAAGAGGAAGCAGCGCATAATGGGACTGTTATCAACACTGAAAAGGTGGATCGATATGATTTTTAAGAAGAAAGCCGAAGATGATTTTAAAGTAAAATCTGTCATGTCTCCCGCGATGGAAGACATGATAAAGAAGTGCGCGAACATCTATATAGGTCTGCCGCCGTGGCTGAGCGAGGAGAACGACATCCGCACAATCAACTTTGCGAAATCGGTATGTTCCGAGACAGCGAGGCTTGCAACGCTGGCGATCGGAATCACGATCGAGGGGAGTGCAAGAGCGGAATGGCTACAGAAGCAGATTGACGCTGTGTATTTCCGACTCCGCGATTGGACAGAGTACGCATGTGCATACGGAACTGTTTTCCTCAAGCCGAACGGGGACAGCCTGGATCTGTTCACACCGAAAGACATCTTGCTCGTGGAGTACGATAACTTGGGCGTGAAGGGGATCATCTTCAAGGATACATATACGGATCAGGATCGATTCTATACGCGCCTTGAATACCATCGCTTTGCGGAGACTACAGAGGGCGAGACAACCACATACCCTTACTATATCAGTAATCGCGCGTATGTGTCACGGGCGGCGGAAGATATCGGTGATCCGATCCCGCTGGCGAGGACGAAATGGGCGGGCATGATCGATGATACACCGCCGATCCTCAAGGCGAACGGTGAGAGGTTAGACGGCCCCATGTTCGGACTCCTGCGGATGCCAGCGGCGAATAATGTGGATATAGAAATCCCGTTGGGGCTGCCTGTGTTCGCCGAAGCGATCGAGGAGCTGAAAGATCTGGATGTCGCATACAGCCGCAACGCTGGCGAGATCTGGGACAGTCAGAAAATCATCCTCGCGGATGATCGCCTGTTGATGCCGGACGGGCAGAAGCTTACGGGGCGCGCGTCTGATGCGATGAAAGCCCAGAGGAAGGCGATGGGACTCCCGAGATACGTCAAGAACGTGTTCGGGAATGACGTGAAAGAGTTTTATGCGGAGATCAATCCTCAGCTCAACACGGATGTGCGGCTGTCCGGAATCAACGCGCTTCTCTCCCAGATCGGATACAAGTGTGGATTCAGCAACGGTTATTTTGTGTTCAACGAAAAGACTGGCATGGTGACGGCGACACAGGTAGAGGCTGAGGATCAGCGCACAATCCAGTTCATTAAGGATGTGCGCGACAAACTGGAAAGCGCCTTAGATGGCGCGCTATATGCCCTGAGCGTGTACGCGGATCTCTACGGGATCACACCGGCAGGAGAGTATGAGACAACATACGATTTCGGAGACATCACATACAACCGTGAAGCGGATCGCGCCCGTTGGTGGCAGTATGTCATTCAGGGCAAGGCCCCGGCGTGGATGTACTTCAAGAAGTTCGAGGGCATGAGCGAAGAGGATGCGAAGGCGATGATCGCAGAAGCGCAGCCGGAGGAAGGCAATCGGCTGTTCCAGGAGGAATGGTGAGGTGATGGAATGCTCGAACCGGCATACTTACAGCGCATAGCGGAGGGGGCGGAAGAGATTGCCGCAGACCTTCACAGCTATATCCTCCGGAAGATCGTGGAACGCATGATGATCCGGATCGGGCGCGGCGATGAATATCTTTTTACCTCCGCCGATCGCTGGCAGATTGAAATCATGCAGGACTCCGGCGCGCTGATGGAGGAGATCATCCCGGAGATCGCGAAGCGGACAAAGCTCCAGCAGAAGGAAATCAAGGAAGCGATGGAAGAAGCGGGAATCAAGGCAGTAGAGGCGGATGATAAGATCTATGAAGCCGCCGGACTTTCCCCACTCCCACTCATGGAGTCTCCGGAGCTGATCCGACTGATGCAACGCAACTATGAGGCGACCCTCGGGGAATGGCGCAATTACACCCGCACGACCGCAGACGCGGCGCAGCGGCTTTTTATCAACTCGTGTGATACCGCTTACCACAAAGTCACGAGTGGTACTGTATCGTACACACAGGCGGTCAGAGAAGCGGTTGACGAGGTAGTGTCCGGAGGCGTATATGTCGATTATACCAACGCTGAGACAGGAAAGACCCATCGCGACACGATCGAGACAGCCACAGCCCGGGCAGTGCGTACCGGAGTGGGGCAGGCAACCGGCGCGATCAGCCTGGCACGTATGGAAGAGATGGACTGGGACATCATTCTCGTGTCGGAGCATCTTGGGGCGCGAACCGGAGATGGCGGCGAGAACCCCCGCAATCATATGTGGTGGCAAGGGAAATTCTATTCCAGATCCGGCAAAGACAAGCGTTTCCCACCGTTCTCCGTCACTGGATACGGGACTGGAGAGGGGCTGTGTGGGTGGAATTGCCGCCACAGCTTCGGGTCCGGGGACGGTGAAAACAACCCATATACAGGCATCAGAACAAAAGAGAGCGAGAAAATAGAAAAGCTTGAACAACGCCAGCGAACGCTTGAGCGGAGGATCCGGAAGATAAAGCGGATTGTTTCCGGGATGCAGACAGCCGTGGAAGCCTGCAAGGATCCACAGGCAAAAGCAGCGCTGCAAATGGAGCTTGATAGAAAATCATATCTCTTACAGCGCCAGAACGCGGCATACAATCAGTTTTGCGATGACAACGATCTTCGACCGCTGGCGGATCGTCTGAGAATTGCCAGATGGGGAAGAGAACAGGCAGCGAAAGCACGCGGGGCGGCGCGAAGATATCAAAATGCGATGGAGGATAAATGAGTGGGAGAGCTTGAAATCATAAAGGAATTCCTGTCGATATGTAGCGGGATCACGGTCATCGGCGCGGCTTGCAGTGTGATCTATAAGGCATACAAGTCAGCGAAACAGCCGCAGAAGGACATTGAAAGCCGTGTAGGTACCATTGAGGCAGACATCAAGGACATCAAAGAGAAGCTTAATAACGATTACGCCTCTATCAACGCAAACCGGGAAGATACACAGCTTTTGATGAGAAGCATGTTTAGCCTCATCGAGAACAAGATCACTGGAAACAATATTGAGGGCTTAAAAAAAACGAGGGACGAACTTATCCAGGCTTTGACGGAAAAATAAGGGGAATTGCCTTGAAAATCTATCAGTTCACAGTGCCGGAGCTGGAACGTTTCCGGCAGCTTGCCAATTTTACGGCTGATGAAAGAGCTCTATTTGAGTATCGGAGCAAGGGGATACCATTAGAAACGTGTGCGGAGAAAATGAACATCAGCGTGTCGACAGCTAAGCGGATCAGCCGCCGAGTGAACGATAAGATCATACGATTATGCCAATAAAATCAAATAAATGTACAGAAAGAGCTTGCAAATGCGCAAGCTCTTTTCTTTTTGCTCTTTTTTTATACTTTTTGTGTATTTTCATGAACTGTTTTCTGCCATTCTCACATGCCATAATGGAAGCAGAGGAAGGAGGGGAGCGCATGAATGCATATACTCCTTATGGAATGGGCGGATATATGGCAGATCAGGCGGCATTGCAACAGCGTATCCAGCAGATGGAACAGGCGGCACAGCCACGGCAGACAGTGCCGATGCAAAATGTGAATTGGATTCAGGTAGCTGGAATCGAAGGAGCAAGGAATCAGATCGTACAGCCGGGACAGACAGCGTGGATGATGGACAACAACAGCCCCATGTTCTACGTCAAGTCCGTGGACGGAATGGGGAGCGCAACGCTCAAAGCATTCACGTTCAAGGAAATCCCCGTCTCATCCTTAACAGCCCCGCAAATGGCTCCTGCGGCTCCAAGTGGGGACTATGTAACACGCGAGGAATTCAATGCTTTGCTCGTAAAACTTGGGGAGAGGCAGGAAGAGAAGAAGGAGGGGACTGAATGAATCCATTATTAAGCATGATGGGCGGATCCGGAAACAATCCAATGGCGGCGATGATGCAAGCCATGAGTGTTGTGAATCAGATCCGGCAGACAGGAAACCCACAGGCGGCGATCAATGCAATGGCGCAGCAGAATCCGAACATCAAGAAAGCGATGGATATGTGCAAAGGGAAGAACCCGGAACAGGTATTCAAGCAGATGTGCCAGCAGAACGGCATGGATCCCGGACAATTTGCCGGGATGATGAAATGATGGTTTTGTTGGCCTCAACAAAACGATAATTCGCTATCACAGCCGGGTGCGCAACGGCTCATGATAAATCTTAAGCAAGGAGAAAACCACATGAATGAGGGAATGTTATCCGCTGCGGATGTGGCGGCAGTAACCAGAAACGACACATGCAACGATATGTGGGGCGGTGGCGGCTGGTGGATCTGGATCATTCTGATTGCGTTCCTCTTCCCGATGATGGGCGGATGGAACCGCGGCGGTGTTGAAAACGGCGTGCAGGACAATTTCATTTCGGATGAGTTTGTGAAACGCGACATCTTCAACACAAATCAGAACGTATCCAACACAGCATGTCAGACCCAGAGAGATGTACTTGAGAGCAGATATACAACGCAGCTCGGAATGCAGCAGTTAGGTGCTCAGTCTCAGCAGTGTTGCTGCGAAACACAGAAAGAGATCTTACAGAGCCGGTATGATGCGGCACTGATGGCGCAGAACATGCAGGCACAGCTTGCGCAGTGTTGCTGTGACATCAAGGAAACTGTCCTTGCAGACGGACAGGCAACACGCCAGCTCATGCAGGAGAACACCATCCAGGGACTTCGCGACAAGATTGCGGACCGTGACAGAGACCTCCAGACAGCGTATTGGCAGATCTCCCAGGTCAACCAGACCAAGAACATCGTTGATGCGGTAAGACCGACACCGACACCGGCTTATATTACATGCTCCCCGTATTTTGCATATAATATGTCCGGATTTGGCGGATGCTGCGGAAACGGCGGGAATGTACTGTGAGAAATCCGAATGAACTGACCACTCTGGACATGCTAAATTTGTTCGGCGTATTCTTGCAGGTGATGAATTACGAAAGTGATTTGTCGCAGGCAAGCAACGCCGACATTGCGAAGCATCTCCAAGAGCAGGATCGGAAGTATCTGGATAAGATTATCGCAAACCAAAACAGAATTATAAGCATGTTGGAAGAATCCATAGCTACAAAGTAGTCTTGCGCATCGATAAGGAGTCGGATTCGACTCCTTATTTTTTGAAAGGAGAAATACTATGCTTAATGTTATAGCAAAGACAGAACAGACAGTGGCAGCAAACCAGAACGTTATCTTTAACGACACCCGTGTGAAATCCAGAAGATGCGGATGCTCCAGCGGGTGGCTGAACCATGTCAAGGGGAGCGGGCTTTTTACGATCACGAACCGCACAAACCTCCCGATGGCGGTAGAGGTGGAGTTCAACGGCAACGTGACCGCGGCGGCAGCAGGAGCAACGGCCCTTGTGATTGAACTCAATGGCGAGGCGATCGGCGGAACAGAGATGGATTACACAGTTGTAACGGCGAACACATACCAGAATGTCGGAGCGTCCACACTGATACCGGTCCCGGCTGGCTCATCCCTCACGGTGTCGATCGGGAACATCTCCGCGGGCGAGGTACTCGTGAAGGATGCGAACATCATCATCAAGAAACTGGCGTAGGAGGTGATCATGATGATTGCCTTCCGGAGCAAGATGGATGTAAAAAGCGTGGAAGATGTTTTCTCTGAGATCAACGCGCGGCAGATCGCAGCGATCATGATCCATGATCAGATGGCGGATTATTTCGATTTTCTCGGATTGAGCGGTTATAAGCGGTTCCATCTGTATCAGTATTTTGCTGAGAGTGAGGAACGCCGCAAAACTGCACATTACTATATCAATCACCACGGGAAACTGATCCGCGACACCTTCGAGGGGAACGTGCAGATGATCCCGGAAGCGTGGCAGTCTGCAAACCGCATGAGTGTAGGAAAGTCCACCAAACAGAAAGCGGTGGAAGATGGATTCTCTGCACACCTCGCATGGGAGCAGTCCACAAAGGACGTGTATCAGAAGTATGCGACAGCTCTCAGAAGCATGGGAAATGTTGCAGATGCTATATTTGTGGATAACCTCGTGTGTGATGTGGATAACGAACTTGAGCGGCTGGAACGGATCATAACAGACCTTATTACCGCCGGATATGATCCGATATACATCATGGAGAGTCAGAAGCCACTCCACGATAAATACAAAAAGAAAATGAAGGGAGGAATGAAGCATGAAAGAGCTGATAAATAAGCTTAAGGATCAGCTGAATCTGGAAGCAAAGGAAGCTGTGAACAACCTGACGGCATCGCGGCTGGATGTGATCTATAAGCTCACGGCGGCAATCTGCTATCTGGAAAAGATGGACGGAAAAGAGTGGGAAGAAAGCCGTGTTGCTGACGTGGCGGAGGATGTGATCAAGAAATACTCCAATGGGAGATATGATCACAACATCGATTCCCTGTATGATCGCTACATTGCTGCGAAACAGGCGTACAAACAGAACGGCGATCAGGCACACCGTGACAAGCTCATGGAGTGCGTTGGGCGGCTGATGGTGGAGGTGTATGACATGCTCTCTTCGATGGTCATGGACAGCGATTTTACGGATGAGCGGCAGGAGATACAGAGATACATCCGCAAGCTCGGAGATTAGCCTAAAATGTGGGGGTAAAACGAATTTTGGGATATGGTAAAATAAAAACGTGGGGATATTATGGACCCCCACTCCCATACGGGACCATGCTTTTTGTTGCCATACCTCATTTATTCGTACGGCACGCACGCCCTTAAGAGAAACCCGGCATGATCGGGGAGGTTGAAAAGCGGATGCAATTTCCGGTGTGCGACTGCCCCACCCCCGGGGCATAGTGCAGAGCATAGCACGAGAAAGTTACTTGCTAACCGGCATCGCCGGTTACGGAGAGTTGCGCAGAACATTGCCGGTTCGCTGCCGGCACTCTCCACTTCCGCCCAGCAACGGGGCGGGGACTCCTTTTCTTATCAATATACTAATCCCTGTCATCCTCTCGGCAGGGACGCAAGGACCATTCGCCCAATCGGTGAGGGCATCCGGCTCATAACCGGACGGTTCGGGGTTCGATTCCCTGATGGTCCATTACCCTGCCGGTGGTTCATCCGGCTTAATCCATTACCGCTGACGAGCGGTTTAAAAATGGCGTTTAGGAGGATAATTATATGCAGAATTACGAACAGATCTTACAGGAGCTTGGGATTGAGATCCCGGAGGATAAGAAAAACGATCTGAAGGCGAAGATGAGTGAAAACTATCGGGCAAAATCAGATTATGACAATGTGGTGCGCAAGAGGGACGAGTATAAAACATCCCTTGACGATGTGCTGGCAAAGCTTGACGGATTCAAAGATGTTGATGTCGATGATCTGAAAAGACAGATTGCAACACTGACAACGCAGCTTAATAATGAGAAAAAAGCGCGTGCGGATGACGCGCGGAAAATCGAAGTTGAAAAGACTGTGAATGATTTCTTGTCTTCCACGGATGATAAGGGGAACAAGATGTATGAGTTTTTGAACGACATCACAGAAGATCATTATCGCAACGCTCTCGTGGAAGAACTGGGAAAAGATTCCGCACGGGGAAAGTCTATCGGCGACATCTTCAAAACAATGACCACCGGAGAGGACGGAACCCAGAAGACCGGGATTTTCGTTGACAGGCAGCAGGAACGCGCAAAACAGAACGCGGCGCGCTTCACCAAACCGGCAAGCAACCCGAACAACGCACCGAAATACACGATGTCCGAGCTGATGAAGATGAAGAACGAGAATCCGGATCTTGACATCAAACAGTATATGTAAACGAACGACCGGCGGCACATTTTGAGTGCTGTCGCTAACCTACACACCTTTTAACAGTTATGGGTAGAAAGGATTTTTTTATGGCATTATTCGACCTTAAGAATTTTAATGGCGAAGTATTTGGCGCATATGTGGACACCGTCCCGAACCTCAACAGAAATGCACTGTTAAAGTCCGGCGCGATCGTGGAGAAATCCCAGTATGCGGCTATGCTGCCGGATCAGACAGGCGGCAACTATATCACGGTGCCGATCAAGGCGAGAATCGGCGGTACACCGGACAACTATGACGGCTCCACCAACATCACAGCAGATTCTAGGGAGACGTACACACACGGTAGAATCGTTGTTGGCCGTGCTCATGGATGGACAGAGAAAGACTTCTCTACAGACATCACAGGCGAGGACTTCCTCCCGGCTGCGCAGGAAGTCGCAGAGTATTGGGATGATGTGGATCAGGAAACGCTTCTTGCAACGCTGAAAGGCGTCTTCTCCATGACGGGAGCCGAAAATCTTAAGTTTGTGAACGGGCACACCTATGACGCATCCCTCGACCCGACAAACAGTGGATTCGCGGAGACCACCCTTAACAACGCCATCCAGAAGGCTCTCGGAGACAATAAGGCGAAATTCAGCCTTGCGATCATGCACTCCAAGATTGCGACAGATCTCGAGAATCTTAAGCTCCTCGCATACATGAAGTATACAGACGGAGACGGAATCGAGAGAGACCTTACCCTCGCAACCTTAAACGGAAGAACCGTCCTCATTGACGACAACATGCCGACAGCGGCGGCGGAGGCGAAATACGTCAAAGCATCTCAGACAGACCCGGGAGCGCTCAAAGTTACGACCGCAGGCACCGGAGCGGGTGAGGTCGCAAAAGCAAGCGTAACTGCAGACATTCCGGACGCGAACGAAGGTGATTATGTCAAACTCCTTCCGGCTGGAACTGTATACACCACATACGTTCTCGGCGCTGGTGCAATCGAGTACACAAACTGCGGTGTAAAAGTCCCGTATGAGATGGATAGAGACGCAAAGACTAACGGCGGCGTGGATACTTTATATTCCCGTCAGAGAAAGATTTTCTCCCCATATGGTATCAGCTTCAAACAGCCGTCCTTCATCTCCCCGACAAACACACAGCTTGAGACTGGCGCAAACTGGGAGCTTGCGAATAACAACTCGACTTCCGCAAAGAAGTATTTCCCGATCAAAGCGATCCCGATCGCGCAGATCAAGACCAGAGGCTAAGGAGGATTCCGGCATGGCATACGCAGATTATGAGTTTTACACAAAATCATTTTTCGGCAATGTCGTGCCGGAATCTGATTTTATGCGGCTTGCGGAGATATCAAGCGATTTCCTCGACACGCTGACGTTTGATCGGCTGACGGACGGACTGCCTACACCGGAGAAATACCAGAAGCGGATCAAGAAAGCCGTGTGCGCTGTGGCGGAGATCTACTATCAGTTGAATCTCGCACAGAAACAGGCACTTGCCGCCGCCTCTGGCGCGTCTGCGGTTACTGACGTAAATGGAACAACGACCGGGATCATCACCTCGAAATCAGCCGGCAGTGAGTCCATATCCTATGCGACAGCGCAGCAGACCGGCGCGGCAGCGAAAGAGTGGTCGGCTGCATATTCTGCAGCAGGAGATACAAAAGCCACAAATAGGCTCCTTAGTGATGCGGCAATGCCGTATCTGATCGGAGTTGTAACTGATGATGGGATCCCGATTTTATATGCGGGGGTGTGAGTATGAAATGTAGACAGTGCGGAAAAGAACTCAAGCCACATTGGAGTACCGATATTTGTCTTGAATGTTCAAGGGAAAATGTGAAAAAGATATTCAGAGAAAATCCCGAAGTAAAGCAGGCGTTCCGTGAAACTATTGAAGAACTTAAAAAGCCTGAAAATATTGATAAAATAGCTAAAAATACAGCCAATTTTATGAATGCTATTCAGAAGTTAAGGAGTGAAAAACAATGAAAAAGTTATTTATTTCTCAGCCTATGAGAGGAAAGACAGACGAGGAGATCCTCGCAACACGCGAGAAAGCTATTGCAAAGGCGAAAGAGTTAGTTGGGGAGCCAGTAGAGGTGCTTGAGACATTCTTCCAGGGTGCTCCAGCTGGCGCAAAGCCGCTTTGGTATATCGGCGAATCCATCAAGTACCTGGGAGAGGCTGACGTTGCCTTTTTCGCCAAAGGCTGGGAAGACGCACGCGGATGCCGTATCGAGCATGAGTGCGCGAAGGAATATAATGTCGATCGCATCGAAGAGACAGAGGAGGACTAACATGGAGACCCTATTTGCAAACATGACTATGATCTTGGCAGTGATCGGGATTCTGGCGTTCTGCGTGTCAGTGATCACCCAGGTATTTAAAGGCGTAGGAGTTCTCTCCGCGATCCCCACAGATGCCCTCGTATTCGTCCTCTCCATCGGAATCACCGTGGCTGCATTCGTGGCATACATGCAGTATATCCACATGGAAATCCTGTGGTATATGATTTTGGCGGCGATCATGGCAGGCTTTATCGTAGCGTTTGTAGCTATGTATGGATGGGAGAAGCTAACAGAGCTGTGGAAGAGGATGAGCAAAACCGACCAGCTCAAAAAATGATATGGCAGACAAAACAAACAGCATGGCTTATGAGAACCTAAATCGCCGCATCTTCGACGGTGTGGGGGAGTACGGTATACCGAAGGTATACCCCGAGACATTCGAAGGTGAATGCGAATTTGTAGGATTCAACTACGCCAGAGGGAAATGCACAAAGCCAGAGGAAAAAGCGGTTCACTTTTTCCTTGATGACTATCAGTTCAATGCACTTTGGGTAAACGTGGACCGTTATGCGGAAAAGTTGAGCCGATTCCGATATATCCTCACACCAGATTTCAGCACTTACACCGATTTTCCAAAAGCGATACAGATCTACAACCACTATCGCAAGCACTGGATCGGTGCCTACTTGCAGGAGTATGGGTGCCATGTAATCCCGACAATATCGTGGAGTACACCAGACAGCTACGAGTGGTGCTTTGACGGCGAGCCAGAGGGCGGCACAGTGGCGGTATCTTCCGTTGGTTGCATGAACAGTATAGGCAAAAAACACCTATTCTTATCCGGTTACAATGCGATGATGGAACGTCTGCACCCGGAAAGTATTATTTTCTATGGAAAAGTCCCAGAAGAATGCAAGGGCAATATCATGAGAATCAAACAGTTTGCGGATAAATTCAATGAGGTGAAATGTAATGGGTGGTAGAGGTGGCAAAAGTGGAATATCTGCGAAAAGTAGTGGATCTGGGTACACTGGATTAGACGTAACAACGAAAGACGGCGAAACAACCCGGTACTACTTCACAAGCAACGCCGGAGAAAACTATTATCAGCGTGGCATCGGCGGAAATCCAGAACCTACACCATTAAATATGAGTGTAAAGGAATTTCGGGACAGAGTAGAGAAGAGCGGAGCATCAGTGCGCGAGTTATCATCTTCCGAGAGACGATCTGACGAAAATGATTACAAGAGAGAGCGCGAGGCTACGCAAAAATTTCTTGATATGGCTGACCGGCAAGATAAAACCATGAAACGCGTAACCAGGATGGAAAGAGTGGGGAACAGAGCCAACAGGAGGAGATAATGGGGGGGAGAGATTGACATGTACGATAAAACAATTACAGTGTTCAACTATTACGAAAGCCCCATATCTGGCGAAGCCGTATGGTATCCGCATGTGTTACACGGTGTGGACTTGAACACAGACCGCGGAGCGATCATGAAGAAGTACGGAGCCGACAGCACGGATAACGCGATTCTTCACATCGCCTATTATCAGCACGCCACAGACCCGGAAGATGATCGCATCTTAATTGCAGACTCTTCCGGCATGATTCCGTGGGTGCCGCCGAAAAAGTGGAAGGGTCAGACGAATGACACTCTTGCAGAGAGCGTTACGTTCGGATCAGATAGCTTTTTCTGGCAAGGCGAATGGGATGGCGGAGTGGTGAACGATGCGGACTATCGCGAAGGATTTTATCAGTACATGAACAGTTCCCGCGATTTCGTTTTCAAGATCACGAGCGTGGGCGGTCCTTATACAGTGATTCCACACTTTGAGATTCTCGGAAAGTAGGCGGATTATGGCGAGCAAAACACACCACTTCAAAGGGTTCTCTGTCGTTGATGGAGATGTGAAAGTCAAGGTTGATATGAGCCGCTTTGAAGAGCAGTATCGGAAAGCCCAGTATCAGCTTGACGGCGCTGTCATGAATAGCATGGTGCCGTTTATGCCAATGGAGACTGGAACCTTCGTAAACGTCACCAGGGCGGCGAGTGCGGCGGTGCAGGGATCCGGGCGAGTGTTTGCCGCTTATGGTCCGCAAGGGCGTTTCCTCTATGAGGGCAAGGGCATGGTGGACGAGAAAACCGGATCACCGTGGGCGCGTAAAGGTGCAAAAAAGGTACTTGTCAGCCAGTATTCCGGCAAGACTCGCGCAAAGGAAACGCTCACATATACCAAGGCAAAACATCCGGCGGCGCAGGCTCATTGGTTTGACGCTGCGAAAGAGAAGGATGGAGAAACGTGGATCCGTGAAGCAAAGAAAACGGCGGGAGGTGGACAGCGTGGCTAATGCTCAGCCGATCGGAAAGGATGCGGCAGGATATGAAATACTCACATCCGCCATGAAAGCACTATTGAATCAGTACCCCGGTTTGGATCCCGGGGAAGTGATCAGATTTGAGGAGCTCGGAGAGGACAGCGGGATTGCATTCTCCGCAGATAACGGCGCACTCGTGTATAGCGAAAAAGAGGACATTTGCGGCGGAGTTCATCAGACCTGCCAGTTCCCTTTTTATGTCGTGTATCGCACTGCATCGCAGAAAGAACGATATAAACTAAATATACAAGCTTTCCTTGACAATCTTGGGAAATGGATATGCAGAGAGCCGACCACAATAAACGGCGCGGTGACGCGTCTTGAAGCGTTTCCGGAGCTTGCATCCGGGCGAGTGATAAAACGCATCACCCGCGACAACTCATACGGCACAGAGCCGCAGGAGAACGGCGTACAGGATTGGATATTGCCGATATCTGTCCGTTACACGAATGATTTTGAACTGTAAACCGACGGTGCAACGAGAGTACCGCCGCTAACCTACACCGCCTAAAAAGTTATAGGCAGAAAGGGCTTTTTATTATGATTGAGAGAAAATACCTTGCGCATTATTTAGATGCGTCTTTTAATGGCACGTCAGCTGCTTATGTCCGCCTCGGTAAGGATCTGGAGGAGTACAACGAAGAACTGAACCCGGATGTGGAAGTTCAGAAAAACATTCTCGGCGAGCAGACCGTGAAGCATTCCGGCTATGAGGTACAGGCTGACGCTGATCCATTCTACTACGAGGACTATGACGATGCCCTCTCTAACAAACTCATGGAAATCGCCAACACAAGAGCAACTGGAGACAAGTGCAAAACCACAATGGTTGACGTGCTTCTCAAGCCTGGAGAGACTGACGCAGCGGCTCCCACCGTTGTTTGGGCTTACCGTGAGGATGTCTATGTTATCCCCAATAGTGTCGGAGGCGATACCTCTGGCGTACAGATCCCGTTCACGATTTATAAGGCCGGAAACCGCGTAAAAGGCACATGGGACGTTTCCAAGAAATCATTTACAGCATCCTTAAGCGAATAACTGAATAACGGAGGTATGAGGCATGGCAAGACAGATCACGATTGATGATCGCGAATATATCGAGATCGTTGACAAGAACGGAACCAAGACCGGCGGGTTTATGTGGAACCCTTCCGACTTTGACATCATCAAGCGTGCGGAGGCCGTACAGAAAAAGTTCGGAGATCTGGATATCCCGGGGGCTGATGATCCGGAGGCACTGGACAAGATGACAGCCCCGGTAAAAGAACTCTTTGACGAACTTCTGAACTCCAAAGGGGCATCTGAGGAACTTTTTAAGTATTCGAATCCGTGGAGCCCGTGCGAAGACGGTCGTTTCTTCTGTGAGTACGTTCTCGATCAGCTGATCCAGTTCATTGAGAATGAGATGAATGTCCGCATCAAAAAGAGTATTTCCCGTGTCAGAAATTACACTGGGAAATACAGAAAATGAACGGGTATACACTACCCACTTCTATAGAAATCAATGGAACGGAATATGCAATCAATGCAGACTTCCGTTCCATTATTGGAATTTTGGAGGCTTGCGAGGATCCAAATTGGACGGATGGCGAGAAGCAGGAAATCATGTTTGAAATCCTGTATAAGGACTTCGACAAGATTCCAAGAGAATCGCGAGAGGAAGCCTGCAAGAAAGCTGTGGAATTCATCGATTGCGGAACGGAAGGGAAGAAGAACAGCCCCAGACTGATCAACTGGAATCAGGACGGCAGGATCATCGTCCCAGCCGTGAACAAAGTAGCCGGGACCGAAGTCCGCGCCGTAGCATTTTTGCACTGGTGGACGTTCCTTAGCTATTTTATGGAGATCGGTGATGGGCTATTTTCTCAAGTGCTGGCGATCCGGCAAAAGAAAGCCAAACACAAGAAGCTGGAGAAGTGGGAACGGGAATTTGAACGAGAGAATGCCGAAATTGTAGGCATCAAAAAGATTTTGACGGATGAACAGAAAAAAGAGATGGAAGCACTCGAAAAATGGCTGTAAGGGGATGATTTAATGGGACAGGCTGACGGAACCATAGTAATTGATACAACGATCACAGACGAGGGATTTGTAGCCGGAACGAAGGAAATGGAAACCGCCGCACGCCGCATGGCGGAGTCTGTCTCTGGCATCGGTGACAAGGCGAAAGCAGCATTGCAGAAGCAGGCAAACGCATTCGCTAAGCTCAACAGCCAGTATGCAGAACAGACACGGAAGGTGGAAACCCTTAAGGAAAAGGTGGATGCTCTCAGAGAAGAAAAGATACCTACACAGGAATACACCGACCTCAACAAAGAAATTGATTCCGTAAACAAAAAGCTTGATGCAGCGATCGAGCGCGAAATCAAATTTATGGAGACCGGAGGAAAGCAGAATAGCCGGGCCTTTAAAGGAATGGAATACGATATCGACATGCTGCGTGAGAAGCTTGAAGAAGCGCAGAAGACAAAGACAGCGTTGGAATCTTCTGGCGGCGCGTACGTGTCTGGAGCTGATACAGAATCAGGACAGAAAGTTGTAGCGCAGTACGCCGCAGCGCAGGCAGCACTTGAGGATACCAACAACCGAGTACGCACATCGTTTGATTCCTTGAAGGCAAGCGTAAAAGATTACGAAGAGAAGGCAAAAAAAGCGACAAAATCCAGCGGAAGCTTGCAAAAAGGAATCGACAAAGCTGGTATGAGCTTTAAGAAAATGCTGAGCTATACGTTCGGCATTCGTTCATTGTTTGCCCTCTTCAATCGTCTCAGGAGTGCTGTGGGCGAAGGAATGAAAAACCTTGTCCAGTATTCGGGGGACACAAACAACACGGTTTCCGGGCTTATGGGATCGCTGACGCAGCTCAAAAACGCACTTGCGACAGCATTCGCCCCGATCCTTACGATGATCGCTCCGGCACTGAATACGCTCATCAGCCTTTTGACTACGGCCGCCAATGCAGTAGCACAATTTTTCTCGGCACTGACCGGCAAGAACACATTCGTGAAAGCCACAAAGGTGCAGGAGAATTATGCGTCCTCGTTGAAAAAAACAGGATCAGCAGCGAAGCAGGCAGAAAAAAGCCTTGCCTCGTTTGATACGATCGAACAGATTGGATCGAAAAGCAAGGATTCCGGATCCGGCGGTGGAGGCAGTAGCACGTCCCCACAAGACATGTTTACGACTGAACAGATCAGCTCCTCCATCAAAAACATGGCGGACACTATCAAAAAGCTGATCGCCGCAGAGGACTGGAAGGGAGTCGGAAACTACATCGGTACGCAGATCGGAACCGGCGTAAATTTTGCGATGGGAAAACTGGATCAGTTCCTATCTACTACGAACTGGAAGGGCATCGGAACGGCAATCACCGCAGGACTTACCGGTTTTTTCTCTACATTCAGCTGGAGCACATTGAGCAGTACAGTTTCTCACTTTATATCTGGAGCTGTTCAACTTATCACTGGATTATTCAAGGGTGTAGATTGGCGATCTATCCCACAGGGAATTATTGATGCAATTGGCGGAATCTTAAAAGGATTTGACTATGCGAGTGTCTTCGGCTCTGTCGGTGAGCTGATCGGAACGGCAATAGCATCCGGCATAGACCTTTTAAAAGGTCTTGGAGACGTTCTGGTGAACTCGTGGAACAGCGTTGTCAGCTATTTCTCTGGTTATATTGATGCGTCCGGCGGAAATATCGTACTGGGGCTTTACAATGGCATTGTTAACGCGCTCAAGAGTGTAGGATCTTGGATTGTGAATAATATCTTCAAACCGTTTATTAACGGATTCAAGTCTGCATTCGGAATTCACAGCCCATCCACAGTCATGATGGAAATGGGGCAGTACCTCATAGAGGGACTCCGAAATGGAATCAGCAATTTCATTTCCTCAGTTATCACGAAATTTGCAGAAATTAAAGATAAGATCATCACTAAGTGGGACGAGACTAAGCAGAAGACACAGGAGAAATGGAGCAGCATTAAGAGCGGACTTGAAAGTACATGGACAGCGGTCAAAACATCTGCCGGTGAGAAATTCCAGGCGATCAAGGAAACTGTATCAACACGTTGGAACGAGACAAAATCCAGCACCGAGAGCGCATGGGGATCTATCCACAGCACACTTGCAACGAAGTGGGAGGAGATTCGGAGCAACGCAACGGCGAAATTCACGGCGATCAAAGACAGTATTGTAGCCGCATGGAACACGCTAAAATCAGAGACCAGCACCATATGGAATGGCATCTGGGGTGCGATGAAATCCGTCATCAACACAATCCTGGGCGGCGTAGAGTCGATGGTGAACGGTGTCATCAATGCACTGAATAAGATGATCAGCGCACTCAACAATCTGAGCTTTGACATTCCTGACTGGGTTCCGGGAATCGGCGGAGAATCCTTCGGGCTTGACATTCCGACCGTAAGCAAGGTACATTTGCCACGTCTGGCATCCGGTACGGTGGTGCCGCCGCGCGCGGGTGAATTTGCGGCGATCCTGGGAGATAACAAACAGGAAACTGAGGTTGTTTCTCCGCTTAGTACGATGAAGCAGGCGCTTATGGAAGCACTCACAGAAAGCGGAGTAGGCGGAAACCAGCAAGTCGTGATTCGCTTCGAGGGCAACCTTGCACAGCTTGGACGAGTACTGAAACCCGTAATTGATGCAGAAAACAACCGTGGAAGTGTGAGACTTGTAACAGGAGGTAGCCGATGAGCCATTTTACAGTATTTACCGTGGACGGAGTGGAATATGACGTAAATGTCATGAATCTATCGAGAAACGCAAAAGTAACCGATACAGACAACTCCGGGCGCACGCTTGACGGAGTAATGCATAGAGACATCATCGGAACATATTACAATTACACTCTCGAAGTTGCCGCGAAAGAAGGAAAGTATCAAGATTACGACAGACTGTATGATGTGGTAAGTGCTCCGGTAGATAGCCATGATCTTGTTTTTCCGTACGGACAGGAAACATTATCATTTAAGGCATACATCACAGAAGCAAACGACACCATGATCCGCAGAGAGGGAGTTAATTTGTGGGGCTATGATGATAATCTTAAGCTCAACTTTGTAGCGATGGAACCGCAGAGAAGGAGATAGCATGAAGTGGGATGTGTCAATATCAGCGAATGGGGAAGAGTATTATTCCTCCACAAGTGAACTCACGAACCAGGAAAATCCGATCCCCGGGTATGCTTATCTCCTTCCGGGCTATGCTCTTCTGAATGGCGATTACAAAAACACTCTGGACAGAATCCCGGAGGGGCAAAGCGGATATACCAGCATCCAGATATCAGACGAAAATGGGAACTTTGCAGATCCTCCGATTCTTAGGATCCATTTTGATAGGCTCAAGACTTCCAGAGGAATCACGCTGAATTTTAACGATATTTCTGGTGACTATGCGGATAAAGTTAATGTTAAATGGTATAAAAGCGGTGTTCTTGTGGAAAACATGGATTTTTCTCCGACATCAAATGCATATTTTTGTGAAGCATCCGTAAAGCTACATAACGAGGTGGAAATCACATTTCTTCACACTTCACGGCCGTATCGACATATCTGGATTTCGAAGATCACAAACTACAGGCTTGTGGATGCTGGAGGGCTCAAGATCGTATATGGAGATATTGCCCTCGGAGCGAAAGAGAACGCGGAGTACAGCGTGAATGATGGTGGTCGGTTGGGCAATCTAAAAAAGAAATATTCGTTCCCTGATGTGGCACTGAATTATCCGGGGTATTCCATACTGAATGAGGGATATAAGAACTATGATGTTTTTCCAGAAGTCGGATATATATCTCGGCTGGTATCGGATGAGAATGGGGATTTCCCGCACGGAATCATCCGCCCCACTGGTGGTTTGGTTCCACATCCCGAACTGCACCCAAGCAGTCAATATGAGACTCCTACACTGATTGCAACATTTTCGGATAAGTACAGCAGTCAGGGCATCTCTCTGGTGTTCAACGATCATTCCGGAGACTATTGCTCTCAACTCACTATCACATGGTATCGTGACGGTGAGACATTATCCTCTGAGATGTTCCGACCGGACGGCTATGAGTATTTCTGCTATCATCCGGAGGAATATTACAATAAGATCACGATCGCCTTCGAAAAGACATCCAGACCGTTCAGACCGGTATTCTTGTCGGATATCCAGTATGGGCTTGGACGTACATTTTTGGATGATGAAGCGAAGAATGTAGATTGCTTTATTGAAATGAGCCCGATCAGCGAAGAACTTAGTATCAACACACTAAGTTTCACGATTCGGAGCAAGTCGAACATTGCATTCAACTTCCAGCGTCGCCAGCAGATGAAATTATACTTTGATGAAAATATCATCGGTATTTTTTATCTTAAATCTGGAAAACGTGTAAGTAAAACGGACTATGAAGTCAATACTGAGGACGCTGTGGGGCTTTTAGACACGACAGATTTTATGGGCGGTATATACAATAATGAACCGGTCAAAAACGTCATATCGGCGATTTTTGAAGAACAGGGGATTGATTATTTCCTCGACCAAACTTTGGAAAATCTGACAGTAAGCGGATATCTTCCGGTCTGTCGCAGGCGTGACGCGCTTGCTCAAGTTGCTTTTGCGATCGGGGCATCCGTCAACACCGCGTATGATCTCAATCTGTATATATATCCTCGGAATACAGGCATCATAAAGCCACATATGGGACTCCATCCGGGAAAAGGACTTGTACCGGGCATGAGAGTCACGAAACAGAATTTTACGAAGTCCAACACTCTATCAGGGCTGACGATCGACCACAGCGACATCACCACCGGCGCAAAGGTATACGCGCACACTTACGTGAAATCTTCGGAATCGGAGGAACTCTACAAAGATACTCTGAATGGTACGGCTCAGATTACATTTTCGGAAGCCCATTATGATCTTGCAATCACCGGAGGCACGATCAGCTCGTCCGGAGATAACTGGGCGATCATTACTGGAACTGGCAGCGAAGTAGTTCTGACTGGCAAGAAATATATCCACATGACAACTCTGTATGAGAAAGCAAACCCTAACATATCGCAGAATGAGAATCTCGTGGAAGTGAAGGACGCGACACTCGTAAACCCTCAGAATGTGAATGAAGTTCTCAATCGTGTATACGATTATTACAGCAGCAACGAGTCTGTTTCCTGCCGTGTCTTACTCAATGAGGAAGAGTTGGGAGATATTGTTTCAGTAGATACAGACTTTGACGGGACACGGATCGGATCCATTAAAAAGATGGATTTCACATTCACACGGGAAATGACAGCGGAGGTAGAGATAGGATGAGTGTTTTTGAGACTCTGATAACAGACCGCACGGCGGACGATGTAACAAACCGCACGGAAAAAGGCTGCATTGCTTATACGGACCTCAACCGTGTAGAAACAGCCTGCCGTGATCTTGCGGACATCCTGCTTGTGGACATCAATACAAAAACAGATTGGACAATGCGCGATTTCCGCACTGACAGCGATATGCAGCGGATCCGTGGCAACATACAGGCGCTGAGAGAGGCATACTTCACAAAGCCGACAACCCCGGCGACGCCACAGAGAATCGAATATCAGTCCGTTACGGAAGCCAACAATATCGAACAGATTCTTGCGGATATCTATGAGATGTATCAGTCCTCCATGTCCGGGGCGCGGCGGCTTGCGTTCCGTCTGGGGACAAGGCCAATCGGAGACAGGAGGTAACACATGGCATTAAAAACGAACTATAAGGACGACATCTATGAAGGTAACAGAAAATACAATCAGGTGAGCAATTCGGACGGGACAATTTCCCTTGTGGATCAGACCAATTACACGCAGGAAGGGGACCCGTTCAAAGCCGAAGATATCAACGCGACAAACATGGCAATAAACCGACTCTATGATGTACGTACCGGCACATTGACGGCCGGAGGATGGACCACAAGTGCACCATACACGCAGACGATCACTGTTGATGGACTTAAGGACACAGACCGCCCGGATATTTCCTGCACCGATGATCTGACATCTAAGGCAAGCAAAAAATCACGTCGGAAGGAATGGAACAAAGTGGACCGGATCGTTACCGGAGACGGACAGCTCACGGCATACTGCAATTTCGACAAGCCGAACCTTGACTTGCCTATAGAAATCCACAGATCATAAGGAGGAACAGCATGGAAGAATTAGAGAAAAACGAGACCAGCACACAGGCAGAAGAAAATACAGTTTCCCTCGCATCCGCACAGGCTCTTGCTGATGCACTCGCAAAAATCGAAGTCTACACTCCCACGACTTGGGTAGACAACTCATCTCCGGACATTGACGCGGAGCATCTGAATAAGCCGGAGCAGGCAATCAAACGCGTCACGGATGCACTCAATTCCGCCGTTGATGTAATCAAAGATTTACAGTCTCAGGTAACGAAGAACGCCGGTGACATCTCAACTGTTAATAACAATTTGAGTAATAAATCTGGATTCCGAAAAGTTATCATTGATGATACATCCGCAACGGATAGAGAAGATTTATTAAAGAAAAAAGCAAAACTTATTTACGATAACCAGTTAGGAGATGGATTCTATGCTCTTGTTGGTGGATGGGCAGGTAAGGGATATGGATTCGGCATCGCTGAAATTACTGCTGGTAAAATCATGTTTTTATATATGCTAATGGATACAACATATAAGTGTATTTGCGATAACCTATCTACCCAGTCGAATTTTGTATATAACCAAGAAGGAATAATTAAAGCAGCGGATTCCTTCAAATGGAACGAAGTCGAGATTTCACTTCCTTCGTTAGCTGCGAATAATGGCGAAGTGTATGGAGCAGTATATACCATTCCAGAATCTTATTTTGAAAATGGTAAATGGACTACAGCCGCTATGTGTGGGTTTTCCTTAAGTGGAACCGGGTACACATCCTGTACTATTACAATGTGTAAAATTATTGACAATAGTATACAATATTCTGTGAGGAATATGGGATCCGCAGCATTGTCAGACATAAAACTGAAAGTGTTTATTATGTTTGCCCGTATTTAGCTACTGAGGTTATCCATAGAAATACATTTCCATGTTCCCCACGCAGTCCATCCATATGACCTATAATATATTTTTGCCTCATCAACAAGATCAGTCGCGAAAATTTCTATGTATCCATTAGTTTTGTCTTCGTTGGCCCAATAGCCTCGAACGATTATATGGCTATGCCAAAATGATTTTGGGAAGCCCATATTCATTTTATCTTGATCCGACGCATTTGAATCTTCGTAGGTATAAAATCCAGGATCTAATTTTAAAATATTGGTCCCTGTCGTAATGCTCGTGGGAGTTCGCACCGTTTTGCGGCTGTTACTCAAATTGTTATTTGAGTGATGACAGGAAGATACAAAAACGGCGGCACCGGGGGAAAGCGGGGTGCCGCCAAAAGAAAAAGGCCGTAGGGGTATGGAACCCTACACCAATATAAACGTAAAGAAAATAAAATTGTGACAATAATAAGAAAGGAGAAATAAAATGGCAGATGCATTTTTAAAGCAGTACGGCGGATCCGGCGCGGACTCCTCTGACTGCACAGCAAAAAAGAGCCAGGTACTCGCCGGAGTAACGGCGATCACCAGTGACAGCAACGACGAGGCAGAAGCCGGAACCATGCCAGAGCGAGGCGCACTGAATAGAACGCTTGCCGCAGGTCAGTCCGCAACGCTTCTAGAGGGGCACTATACCGGCGGTACGGTGTCCGCTCAGAGCTTGGCAAGCCAGACCGGTGGAGCAACGGCAGAAGACCGATATGTCAAGAAAGGGCTGACATACTGGAAAGATGGGGTGTTGCGAATCGGAACAATGGAAACCCAGTCCGCAATATCTTTTAGCGCAGCCGCCCGTTCTCACGATACGATCCGCATCAGCTGGAAGAATCCAGCAAAAGGACCGTGGCAGGGTATCATTGTGCGGATGTCCACGTCCGGCACACCAGGAACGAGCGGCGGATCAGAAGTGTATCGCGGAGCTGGAAACAACCCGAATCAGGCAGGTGGAGATAACTATGTGGACATTGCAGGGCTAAATCAGGAAACGCGGTATTATTTCACCTGTATGAGTTACGTTGAATCGTTGGGAAATGGGAATAGTGCAAATGTTTCCGCAACCACTGGAATTAAATCGCTACGAGAAATTTTGGCCCCTTATTCAAACGTGGAGTATTGGAGAAGCTTAGGTTGGGGTGGTGACGGAGAGAGCTTGGATTCAGCGCATGCAAGAATTACGCCTACAGGAGATAATGATTTTTCTGCCGGCGCATCTACTATATCACATTCCCCGTATATCACATTAAACGAAATATTAATTGTGTACCAGCAAGGGACTAATATTACGCACACTCCGATCAGTGATGAAGATTTGCGGACGATAGAAAAATATTCGTTTAAAGAAAATGTTTCCAAATCAGGTCAGAATTACGATTTGGGACAAATAAAAAAAGCTAAATTAAGAAGCTTTTCTTCTGGATCCGTGAAGTACTATGCTATAGACATCACTGGAACAAATCGCTTTTCAGGCTTCTCTAATGCCTCACAGTTGAGCTCGATAACATTTTATAGAGGATGATTATATGAGAGATATTACATTGTGCCATCCGCGGCTTCAGAAACTCGCGGCTGAGCTGATACAGAAATGCGCTGATCAGGGATTAAAAATCAAGATCAGCGAGACCTTCCGCACTGTGGCAGAGCAGGATGCACTTTATGCGCAGGGGCGAACAAAACCGGGCACGAAGGTGACGAACGCTCGCGGATCCAGTTACAGCTCCTTCCACCAGTGGGGGACGGCCTTTGATATCTACCGGGCTGATGGCCGTGGCGCATACTATGACGCTGACGGTTTCTTCTCCCGTGTAGGTGCGATCGGAGTCTCCCTCGGGCTTGAGTGGGGCGGCAACTGGAAATCTATCCCGGACAAGCCACACTTCCAGCTACCGGACTGGGGCAGTAGCACGAAGAAGATCAAAGCTCTATACGCCACTCCACAGGATTTCATGGCAACATGGGAGAAAGACACCACCTTACAGCCGGAAGGCTGGGTACACGACGCTCACGGCTGGTGGTGGCGGAATGCGGATGGGTCTTATCCGAAAATGTGTTGGAAAGAGATCAACCACCACTACTATCTCTTCGGCGCATCTGGTTATATGCTGACCGGCTGGGTGCAGTTTGATGGGACCAAAACGGGTGTAGGTGACTGGTATTACCTTGAAGAGTCCGGAGAGTACCAAGGCGCACTCTGGCATGCGAAGGGGACAGAGGGCGCGCTAGAGCGGTGGGATCTGTAATAGATTTCGTGTTGCATTTCGTGTTGCATCATGATATAAATATACGATGAAAAGTGCAAATATATAGACACATCTACATATATATAAAGCTCTTAAATCCGCATAAAACAAGGGGATCACGATAAACCCAGTATTTTCAACGGACTCCATCACTTAATCGCAAACCGGTTCAAGTCCGGTCACCGGCATTGGAAGAAGCCTGTAAATACAGGCTTCTTTTTATTTTGTGTTGCATTTCGTGTTGCATAACTCTGAAAAATGCGTGTTTGCTATCTCATTCATCGACATGGTTTTGTCATCCATTGTATGGCGATACACTTCTTTTAGGGTTCCATCGTTCCCCCATCCCCCTCGCTTCATGATATAGGCATCCGGGATCCCCAATGCATGTTGGATGGATGCGGAGTAGTGCCGGAGATCGTGGAAGCGGAACAGCTCCATTTTATTTTTCTTGAGAAGATCATGAAACTTCCTTGTGATCTGATTCGGATCCAGCGAAACGATCCTTCCCTTTTTCCCCTTTATCTTTTCAATTACAAAGTCCGGAAAATCAATATAGCGATCACCGGCGTAAGATTTCGGCGTTTTTATGATCCATTGACGTTCCGTGTTCAAAACCATATTCTTCGTAATGTGGACCATGTTTCCGGAGATATCGTCGGATGTCAGCGCACCGATCTCCCCGCGCCGCATCGGACCGAATGCCGCAAGTAGGATCGGGATCTCCAACTCTGTCCCTTTTGCACACTCCATAAGACGCTGTATCTCCGCGTCTGTAGGCACGTAGATCTTCGGACGTACTTTTTCCGGGAGCTTGGTGTTCAAAGCGAAATTCGGACGATACACGCCTAAAACAGCAGCGATCAGTCCATGAGCGTTACGCACTGTCTTGGGTGCGTGATTTGCGGCAAAGGCGTTGATTGCAACCTGCACCTGCTCCTGCGTCAATGTAGGCACCTTCTGATTCATCAGCTCCTGCATGTCCTTCTTCCGGGTCCGGCGGTAGTCCATAACCGTTCTGGGTGATAACAGAGACAACCTCTCATCAGTATAACGGTCGATCGCTTCCCCCAACGTGAGATTCTGCACACTCGTTGCATTCTCCTTCTCAGCGGCCCATTGAGCCGCCATCTGTTCCGCAATACGTTTTCCCTTCGGCCCTGGCACATCCGAGGTGAAGCTCTTGTAAATACGTTTGTCCTTCTTTTTCCCGGTCTGCGGATCAATAGATGTCTCAATGTGTGAGAACACCTGACATCTCCATGAACCAGACGGTAACTTTTTTGCTGTTGCCATGTAGAATACCTCCTTAAGTGTAAAAAAATACAGCCACCAAAATCTTCCGATTCTGCTTGCGTGACTGTCCAGAAGGTGTTACACTATGTGTGTAGGTTTCGGAAGTGTAAACCTCTGGAACTATGAAAACGGTTTGGTGTACCAGCACCGGACCGTTTTTTCATTTGTAGTATGTGAAAAAATAATTTTTTTATTCGCGAAAGCAAATTATTTTTTCATATTGTTGTATCTTTCCATCTCTTCATCATGCTCCATTTGCGCGTTGCACATTTTCGCAAAGACAAGAAGCTCCTTTTTGCTCATTCGTTTTTCCCTACGATATTTTCTCTCTTTCTTTTCGACTTTTGCTGGATCTTTTGCGAGCGGCGCTGTAACTAGAGGAGAACTAATCTCGACCGGCATGGCATGACGGAACCAATCTCCATTTTCGAAATCTTCCGGCAGAATGGGGACTTCTGCGGGCTGATCATCATTCTCACACACATCAGGAAGGACCGGAGGCTCTTCGGGTTGATCTTCTTCACGGAGCTTTTCCTTTGGTGTTCGGCTCAGAAGTAATGAGAATAGCGCCATAACCGCGAAGAAGATGATCGCGAGCATCATCTCAGGCGCGCGGGGGATGATCAACACCGCAAGTACCCCGTATATCGCACATGAGTAACGCCCGATCGCCGGGGCCTTTGCTTGCAGGACTGATAGTGTTCCTGCGGCTGACATGATGATGAAGTATATCAGAGAAAACACATCCAGATTTTTCAATCCTTCGGAAAATTCTATGCATAAGGCAATCCCTAGGACCCCAATTCCGAAAGTTAAAGCTCCGGCTATTCTTAAGATACGAAATCTCAGCGGTACCCTGCGAACCGGGTACGTGATCGTACTGTTTCCCCACAGCAAAACTCCCGTTGCCTCCGCCAGCTCCACAGCGGACTCTGTGAACCCGTTATTTGCCATCACAGCCGCCACATTGCACCCGTAAAACATCGCCCCGGCACAAGCCTCTTGAACTGCGGAGTTCCCGACCGGCTTGGAATAGAACTTGCACTGTATGCCGAATTTTTTCTTGTTGGCATAAGCTATGATGTCGATTCCCTGATCGCCACTTCCTCGGGTTACGCTGACTCTCGAAAATCCTTTTCTTCTGAGTAGCTCTGCACAGTAATATTCGTAATCATGCCCGTCCATGCTGGGAGAGTCGGAATAATATTTCGTTCCGAAATGATTCACACGGGATCGCCGGACCCACCTGTATAGCCGGTACGGGAGCGAGACCGTTCTCCACATGATCTTAAACGGCCAGATCCACCAGCCAACAAAGAGCCAATACAGAAATTTTATACTCATCACCTCGCATAAACTTCAAATATTTGCATATACTCATCATATCACTACAAATAATTGAAGTAAAGACAATGTTACTGTTCAATTTTGACATTTTTCGAGAAAGAGAGGTACACGGATGGATTATAAGAAGAAAATCATCGACTTGTTGGAGAAGGTGCAGACGGATCAGACACTGAAACGGGTGTATAAGTTGTTACTGTATTTATATCTGAGAGAATAGTGAAATAACAGAAGAACCGGGGAATCAATCCTCGGTTCTTCCTTTTTTCGTACTATTCTTTTTTGAGTTCATTTAAGATCTCTTCGATCTGCCGCCAGCGGCTTTCGTCCAGCCTTGCGAACTGCACAAGAATCTTCTTGGCGAATTCGTTGTCTCCCGTCATGACGGAATCCACGATAGCCTGCGCATCGCTATCGTCATCCTGGAACATTTCTCCAGCTCCGTTCACAAGCCAATCATAGTTGACTTTAAATTCCCGGCAGATGTCTTTAAGGGTTCGCTCAGCAGGAACCTTCTTTCCCATTTCTATGAGATTGATATAGCTCCTCGAAAGATTCATCTTTGCGGCGAATTCTTCTTGGGTCATGCCCAATGCTTTCCGCAGTTCTTTAAAGCGTACATTCAAGTGTTCCACCTCCTTCCGTATTTAATTATAGCATCCTTATATTTAAAAGTAAACACAAAAAGTTAAAAAAGTAATCAAAAATAGATTGACAATGATTACTTGGTATGCTATATTATGGTTACAAGGTAATCATTTTGAAGCGTGAACAGCTAAAAAAATGTATTCATGCGTACCTCCTTTTAAGGAGATTATAGCACAGAAAGGAAGTGTAACATATGTCAGACGAAAAAAGAAATCTTATCAGAGATGTAACAACGCAGATCGACAAGCTCCCGGAAGATAAAAAGCATTATATCCTCGGCTATATGGCTGGTGTGATTGACTGCAACACGGAAGCCTGTAAGGGTCAGAAAGACAAATAAAGGGGGGAGAGCATGAAGGTCACGTATGGGAAAGAGAAGAGTGATAACATCCGCGTACTGATTGCCAAAGTCAAGGCGCAGAAGCAGTACGACAATGAGAAGATGGCGAAGTGCTTAGGACTCAAGATAAGCACCTATTACAATCGTCTTCGTGATCCATCCACTTTCCGATCTGGCGAGCTGTGGTTGCTGATGCAGATCGGAAAGGTTCCGAACAGCGAAAAAGCGGATTATCTGTAAGGGAGGTGGGCGGAATGACGATGTTCCTGTTGGGAGCTATGGTCGGGGCTGTTGCAACACTTGCATGGCTGTGTGTATGGGCGGACCGGATCGAGAGAGAAAAACACGACAAGAAAGGCGAATAAAGATGGATGAGAGCACAAAAGATAGTCCACTGGCGAGTGAAGTGATCGCGCAGGCGAGAATGGAAACAATCAAGTGGATGATCGCGTGGACAATAACGGCGGCGTTCGCGATGGGAAGCAATTTAGCGTGGATCATCGCCGCATGTGTGAACAGATAGGAGGGATGAGATGAAAAGAGACGATTTAAAGCTGCTTGGGCTGACACTTTTCGTCTTACTCCTCTTAATGCCAATGATATAGGAGGAGAGGCAAGATGAAATCAATGATCTTAATCATGAGCCGCCGGGAAGCCGAGAAGCGGCTCAGAGCAAAAAAACGTCAGATGATGATTCGGCAGGCGATCAAGTACCTCGCGCGGATCGCAACACTCGTATGCGGCTTCTGGGGCGTGTTCGCGATCACAGTGCCTTATTCCACGATGGGTGTGGCGGGTGTGCTGGCGGCGCTGGCGATGATACCAATGATGTACGGGATGGAGGATATGGAATGAAGAAATATGAATTAACAGCCGAAAGCATTGTGAAATTCGGCAGAACACTTTTTAGAATTAAGGCTCTGGTAGCATTTGGAGACATTGAAGAGGGAGAACTCGGAGGCTTTGTTGAGAAAGAGGAGAACCTCGATCAGTCCGGCAATGCGTGGGTGTACGGCGATGCGATGGTGTACGGCAATGCGATGGTGTCCGGCAATGCGCGGGTGTCCGGCAATGCGCGGGTGTACGGCAATGCGATGGTGTCCGGCAATGCGTGGGTGTACGGCAATGCGCGGGTGTACGGCAATGCGATGGTGTCCGGCAATGCGTGGGTGTCCGGCGATGCGATGGTGTCCGGCAATGCGATGGTGTACGGCAATGCGTGGGTGTACGGCAATGCGCGGATATTTAAAACGTCTCATTATTTGGTTGTTGGTCCGCTGGGTAGTCGTGACGATTTCACAACATTTTTCCGGACGAAGCATCTTACTATCGGAGTGAAATGCGGATGTTTTAAAGGCGACACTGATGAATTTTTCAGGGCAGCAGAAAAGACTCATGGAAAAAACAAACATGCACAGGCGTATAAAGCCACTATTGCACTGGCAAAAATTCAGATTGATTTAAGCGAGGAGAATTCCGATGAAGAAGAGACTCGAAAAGAAGGCTGAGAAGCTGAGAAGAAAGAAGATCCATGAGATGTTGGATGTAGTGATGGACATCGACAGACTCACAGTAGCAGCGAGGTTCGAATTTTCTGGTGTGTCAAATGGGTGTTGGGCTTACATCTGCAAAAACCCGTATGACCCATGTCAAATAACTAAGATGCTGTATGCGTATGAAGCCTTTCGCGGGGACTATGATAAATTACTCAAAGATCTTAAAGAGGAAAGGAAGCAGTTGCAGGATGCTAGACAGGTGTGATATCTGCGGCGCATATCTGGAAGCTGGCGGACTCCTATGCGAGAGATGCCGGGAAGATATGAAACGCCGAATCAAACATAGAAAAGAAAGGGAGAGCGAAAGAAATGCTGAAAAAAGCGGACGATCTTAAGATCGGGGATGAAATTATCGTCAAGGGATATGGCGGGCTTGAGTGGAACACGCTCAAGGGGAAAATCGTCAAAATCGTGGATAGCGGGAAGTGGCTTACTGCATTTGTGGATGATGGGAATGCGTTCCGGTTGCCGAGCGGAACCGTGATCTACAAAGATGTTGCGCTGAGCAAGGAAGATTCAATCGAGGTGGCGTGATGGAAGAGAAGAAGAAAAACATTCATGAGTCGATCGCGGCTGTCATGGCTGAGATCGGGGCGATCGGCAAGAACAGCCAAAACAAACAGCAGGGATTCATGTACAGGGGTGTTGACGCAGTCATGAACGCGATCAACCCGGCGCTGATCAAGTACAAGATGTATATTGTCCCGGAAGTGTTGGAGTATACATGCAACGAGCGGACAACAGCGAAGGGCGGGAACCTGATCTATGCAATCTGCAAAATGCGGTACACATTTTACGCCGAAGACGGATCTTGCATTCCTGCAACTGTAATGGGAATGGGTATGGATAGCGGAGACAAGGCAATGAATAAAGCGATGTCTGTAGCATTCAAATATGCTTGCTTCCAGACATTTTGCATCCCGACTGAGGAAATGAAAGATCCGGATGCAGAGACACCACCGCCAAGTAAACCGGCAAAGCCAACACTGGAAGCCAAATATGTAAACACGCTTTTCGCTGAGCTTCAGCGGACCGGCATCGGATTAAAAGGCATCTTACAGACGTACAAAGTCGCAGACGTGCATGATATGACATTTGAGGATTGGAAAAAGGCTATGGATATCCTCAAGGGAAAGCCAGACAAGCCTGCACCGGATGTCCCGGACAAGGCTGATGAGGGTCTGCCGTGGAATTGAGGTGGTAACACATGGAATGTACCGGAAAGCTTAAGGGAGTCGCGAAGGACTGGGTGAGCGGAAAATGGAACCTCACATTCGAGGTTGACGGCGATATCATCGCAGGGATCGACCAGATCAAGGACAAGCTCCTGACGGTGATCGTGAAACAGTACCGGAAGAAGCGGAGCCTGGATGCGAACGGAATGTACTGGAAGCTCCTTAGTGAGCTTGCAGAAGCGCTGAAAGTCAGCAAGCCGTGTATGCATAACGAGATGTTAAGGCGATACGGACAGCTCGAGATGATTGAAGGGCAGTGCGTGCCGCTCCGGATCCCGGACACCGATGAAGCCTATCAGAAAGCGCTGGAGGCGGAAGAGTATCACATCCGCCCCACATCGCAGACGATCGAGCGGAACGGAAAGCGTGACAGAGTATACTATCTCCTTCGCGGATCGCATGATTATGATACGAAAGAGTTCTCTGAGCTCCTGAGCGGACTTATAAGCGAGTGCAAGGAACAGGGCATACCAACAATCGCACCGGACGAGTTCAAACGGCTCATGGGCGCGTATGAAGCGCAGAAAGGCGGCAAACATGTCTAAGAGATTATGGAGCATCTTCACAGATGACATGGATCACTGCTTTTTCACAGGATCCCCGGAAGTGGAGCGGAATCATGTTTTCGGTGCCGCGAACCGGTCACGATCCGAAACATACGGCTATGTGATCCCATTACATCCGACTTTGCACCCGAATGGGGCGCGATTCAAACACACGAGAGAGAATCTCAAGATAGACGATTATCTCAAACAGCGCTGTCAGCGGGACTATGAAAAGAACCACGGCAGCAGAGAGGACTTTATCAAAGAGTTTGGAAAGTCCTATTTGTAACAGCCTCCTGATGGCACTTATTACATGTCACACACCTTACTGAGTGCCATTTTAACAATATCTCTTGTCCCGGTGATGAGCCGGGACGGAAGGGAGGAACCGATGAGAAAGGTAGACATGGCAGTAGTCGAGGCGGATGTCTGGAACTGCCTGCATATCGGGAAAGAAAAAGCAGTCAGCCGCTCTTATATCGTTTCCTGTACCGGATATGAGGATCGTATCGTCCGGGAAGCAATCGAGAG